CGCTACCCGTAGCCCGTTCCTGATCTCATACTCCTCTACAATCTCAACCGTGTGTAAACTTTCGGGCCTCTGCCAGCGTCGCCTCCCACGGTACCGCGACCAATTTTTTATTTCAGGCAGGTGAGGACACAGGATCACACCAGGTGATTAGGGCGACCGGTGCGAGCCGACCATGCCCGTCGACGACGTCCTCCGCGAGCTCAAGGCACAGGGGGGTGAGCTGCCATTTGGGGAGGCGGGGCAGCTGGCAGTCATGCGCAATCTCGCACCGTGGCACTATGACGAAGTCAAGAGGGCGATATCGGAATTTGTACCCGACACCCCTCAGCCCAAGAAGATGTTCTGTGGCCGTGCACCGGGGCCAGCGACCATCGCATACGGCTATGTGATGTTTGCACAAGGCGAAGGCGCACACGCAGGCACTGTACCCGCGTACACATTCTCTACGACGACATGCGTAGCGACGCAAGTACCGCAAGGGCATATCCTGTGGAAGATGCGCAACATGGCACAGCGCATGGCGGACGTGGAGTACGACGTGGCACTGATCAATGACGTGAGGGTGGTGGAGGGCAAGGATGGGGGGCCCGTGAAGCAGACGCTCGGTAAGCACATGGACAACGAGAAGAGCATGGACACGGACAAGCCGATCGTCTCATTCTCGTTTGTAGCAGACGGTGATACGCCGTTCGTACGACGTCTAAGCTGGAACCCAGTGGCGATGGCTACCACGGGCAAGTGCGGGGTCGTTGAGCTGCACGGGGGGGACGCGACGTGTGGCATGTACTCGACCCACACCCATGGGCTGGCCGCGTCGAAGACAGCACGAGCGCAGATTGTGATTACGTTCCGCTGCACACGGCCCGACAAAAAAAAGAAGCGAAAGCTCGAGGTAACCGTGTGAGTACTCTGTATTCAATGTGTGTCACTGTGTTTCGCCTTGGATGCACAGCACCCGCGCGACGCACGAGTACGGGGGGGTGTAGCAAACATTTCCCTCGAGTAGCCAATTACCGCGCACGCGATGCGCCTCCCGGCGTGGCCAGTGGTGAGACTGTCGCTGTGCCCCCCGAGACCGAGGTCGTCGGGGTCCGCGTGGATGACGAGACTGCGCCCGATCACATTGGCCGTCGTCCCGCGGAGACGCACGAGGCGGTCCTCCCGGTACACTCGGGCGACGCCGCGGGAGTCGAACTCGATATTTCCCAGGTCCCCGACGTGGCGCACCCTCGCATCGGGCCCCCCGTGCGCGGTCCCGTACGGGTTGAAGTGGTCGCACGCCCCGGCACAGTCGTCCGTCAGGTCCCCCGCCTCGTGAATGTGCATGCCGTGCATGCTGTTCCGGTGGCGCGCCGACCGGAGCGTGCCCGATATCAGGACCCTCCGGCCTGTCTCGCGAAACTCGATCGCCCCCGTGATACCGCCCATCCCGGTGAAGCACACCGTGGCCACGACGGACATCGGGGTTTTCCTCAGACGGGAGGATTTTCGTAGCCATCGGACACCGCGACGGGCCATGCCTCCACTGCGTCGAACACGTGCTGCACGGCCTCCTGCACGGCCTTGGAGGCCGCGGCCCGCGACTCCGTCCCGTACACGCAGATCCGTGACCCCCCGTAGACCGGGTGGATCGACGCATGCGCCGCGTTGACGCCCTCCGCTTCGAGGGAGGCAACTAGCAACCCTCCGACTGTATGGCCCATCGACTGGGTGAACTCAAATACCTCGCACATTCAACGCCCGTGCGTTTTTTCGCGACGGTGGCCCGGAGGGGGGACGCCCCCCGGGAGTCCCGGTCGTCGTGTTGGAAAAAACGCGAGCCCTGTAGCTATGACGATGCGCGTCGAGATCACCGTCCCCGACGATTTCCAGCTCCCGGGTATCTACCAAGAGGACAACACGGGGCGGCGGGCGGCCACGGCGCTGCTCGTCGGGGCCACGGCCCTCCAGTATGGCCTCCAGGTGGAGAGTCCCGAGAGCGCGGCGGCGATCGCCGCACACTCGGCCGAGATCGGCCGGTGCCGCGAGCTAATGGCCACGGAGCGCCGCGAGCACGCCCAGACGCGTGCGGAGCTGGCGTCGGTCCGCGAGGCGTGCGAGCGCAACGCCGCTGCCATGTGCGCACCGATCCTCGAGACCGCGATCGGGCGCATCGAGCAGAGCAGCGACGGGGTGAACGAGGTGCTGCGCTCGCAGGTGGAAGCACTGCAGGCGCAGCTCACCGAGCGCAGTGAGTCGGGGGCCCACCTCCAGAGCGTCCGCGACGAGATCCAGCAGTTCGAGCTCCGGTGCACCCAGCAGCTCGACAAAATATGCGGCTCGAACCGCATCAAGGGGGCGACCGGAGAGAGTCAGGTCATGTCGCAGATCGCCCTGCTCTGCCCCGACTCTACGGTGGAACAGCATGGCGATGCGGTGGCCCACAGCGGCGACGGGCTCTGGACGCGGTTCTTCGGCTCCGCCAATATCGCGATGCGCTGCATGGTCGAGGTCAAGAACGTGGACCGTGTTCGCAGCGAGGAGCTCGTGGAGTTCCACGAGAGCATCGACCGCATGGTGACCGAGAAGACCGCCAACTGTGCACTGTTCCTCTCGCTGCGCGAGGCATCGCTCCCCGCACACCAGGGGCGGGTCAAGTACAGCCCGTTCTTCACGCTCGAGTGGCGGGGCGGCACCCCGATTATCTACGCGTCCAACCTTCGCGGCAACCCAGACTTGCTCGGCGTGTGTATCGCCGCGATGCAACAGGTGTGGCAGTACTGCGAGCACCACACGAAAGGTGGCGCCGACGAGGGGTGGACCGACGACGCTCTCCGTGCGACGGCCCACCTCGTCAACGACTTTGTGAACGAGCAGTACGGGCTTCACCGCCGCGAGGCCAAGTCACTGCAGGATGAGGCGGTACAGCTACAGAGTGTGCTGCGGTCAGTCGAGAAGCGCAGGGTGCTGCACCAGCGCCAGGCGGACAACATCGCCAGCCGAATCAGCGACTCGCTGTCCGACGTCGTCTCGTTGCGTCGCACCGTCCCGGGGGACACGGCCGCGGCCAAGCGTCGCCGCACGGGGGTCGCGATCGCGCCCGAGGATATGACCGCAGACCAGCGTCGCATCACCGACGCATGCGCCGCCTTCATCGCCGACGGTGGGAAGCTGCGCTCGGCGGCGGTCAACAATGGCGAGATCGACGGGGTCACCAAGTATGAGGTCGACTCGCTGTTTGGGAACTTTACGTCCCTTCGCAAGTCAGTGACCGAAATGTGTCGCGAAAGCTAGTACTCTTCGCCTTCACCATCGTCGCCTTCCGCCGCACCATCTCCAATGCCTCGTAAATCGGCGATAGCGTGCAGTCGTTCTTGTGCCTCCCGTGTCGCATTGAGCGCAATCCGATGGTCGGGCACGGTCTTGGCGAGCCCTTCGAACCCGTCCATGACCCGGTCAAACTCGCCCGTGTCCAACTCGCCGTATCCTTCGCCTAGACCAGCTCCCGTCCGCAACATTCGATCGATGTGGACAGCCACACGCGGATGCACATTGGTGCAATCGAGACGGACAATGCTCATTCGAGTATTCGCACCCTCTTCCTCGCTGCATGTGCACAGTGAGTGGTGCACTTGCAGCGACAGGCAGACTGCTGCGACCACCTCCTCCACCGGACGTTGTTCCTGTGGGTCAAACTGCCTGAACACGTTGAAGTGGATATCAGAAACCAGCAGCGCTGCAGGGTCTTGTGCATGGCCCGGCGACCGCAGCTCCGGTGGGAAGTGACGCTGGTGGAATTTACCCACCAGTTCATCCAGATGACGTGGGGATAGTCGCAATGTCATGATTCGTTCTCCATCAGGACTTCCAGTGTTCATATGAACCTTGACCTCGAGACTGTTGGCGTCCGTTGACAACCCCTCGATGGCCACGTAGTCCAGGCCCACTGCCAGTCCGTTGCTGTACCGGTACCTTCCACTGGAGCTCGTCCCCGCCAAAGTGATCCGCTTGACTGGCACTCGGCAGTCTTCTAACGTTCGGCTGTTGATCCAGTCGTTGAGAACTGGTGCGATGACACTCCTAGTGCACAGCTGCGATGTCGCCGTGGAGCCATCTAACAATTTCACCATGTCCGCCATTGTCTGCTCCTGGATTGCGTTGATCTCGACCTCAGCTGCACCGTGCGAGCGCTCGTGGAGGATCCAGGATGCGGCCTCTATTGGTGTGATGTGCGGTGAGTACGGAGACAAACGCGAAGACAGGCACTTGTCGCGAACGTAGTGGTTGTCGATTTGACCCTGTACGGTAATCTGAACTCGAATGTACTTCCCGATCGCCTCCAGGCCGGCCCTGTTCACGACGACGAATGTCACCATCGCGACCATCTCATCTTCGCCGAGTTCAATCACCCGGTCGAGCGTCGTGGCCGTAATGTTGTGCTCGTGCATCAGCTCCACTAGCCGACTGTTCTCGGAGGGGATGCCATTGAGCACCATGGTCACTCGGGCCAGCAGCTTACCCAGGCCGGTGCGCACCCCGTGGTGGTCGGTGAGGTCCAGTACAACAGGAATGAGTGGCAGATCGGGCTCCCCGACGTTCCAGGTCTCTAGCAGCCACCGCTGGTCGTCTTCGGACAGGTTGTACCATGCGGTGTCCGACGACATGACCTGGAGCATGTGGATGATGCGCCGTTGCTCGTCCTCGTCCTTGTAGATCTTCCTCATCCCCCCGAAGCGGGCCATGCCAGTGGCCGTGATCCTGCACTCTGTGGACCCCGCTCGGAGGTAGTAGTAGAACGGCGAGCCCACCCCGAAGGATTCCGCGGTCCGCGGTGCCCAGATCATGCACCGCCGGACCAGCTCAATCTGGAGTCCGCGAGACAGCCTGTGCCAGTCAGCGGGATTTTGAGGATTGGCCCCCCCGAGCCGAATACTAATCTCATTCTGCCGCACCCGGGGTATCGGAGACGAGTAGCCACCGATCAGCTCGGCGGCGACCACGTCGCCCCAGTGGACCGGCCCCCCGATGCACACGCATACCGGCGATATTAGCGCTGAGATGTCACGGCGATCTCCGTCTGACGTCGCGAGCCCCCCACTCTCGCTCCGATCGCAGCCCCCCGTCGCTACGCTCGCGAGGTGGAGTCTGAGGTTAGGGTTGACATCGGTCCGGGCACTGATTGCCGCAGACAGCACGCTGGCGCGCTGCCGCATGCGATCTGGGCTGGCCATGGGGTCAATCTGCTCCCATGTGCTGGTGCCGCGCAGCGCATCGGCACCTTGAGACTCCTGTAGGCCCATACGATTGTCGAGCGATGGCGCTTCGCCGGGGCCCCGTACAGCGTCGCCGAGGCTCTCGGAGCGTCCGATGACCCACCCAGTGGTCGTGAGACCCACGTATGTAATGAGGGCGCCGACCGCCCCCGCGATCAGGGCATCGCGGGCGTCGAGGAGGATGTTGTCCTCCTGGTATCCGGGCTCACCCGCAACGGGGCTCACCTGCAAGTAGTACACACATGCGACGGTGACACCGCCCATGATAATACTCGTCCCGTGGACCTTGTGCTGTCCCTGTGCTCGTACAAGGGAGGGCGCCGACGCCAGCCCCGTCCCGACCGTCTCGGTCGCGCCACGAAATCCCGCGGCGACGTTCATCGTGCTCTGTTTGTTTCCCTCATACTAAAATGTTCACCCATTAACAAACCGCGGGAGGACGCTGGCATGTCGGGTCAGCAATCAAGCAGAAACGCCGAGTACAGTGCCGGCTGCCTGGAAACTATACGGGTGGGTACCGAGGCCCACCACCTCAAGCAGGCAGTCTTGAATGCATTGCAGACGCCAGATCCGCGCTTGTATCTCGATGTCACGGACCCCGACGAGATCATGGGCGACGACCTGTGCACGGCCGGGGACGGCGATGCGTGTGCGAAGGACACGATCATCGTCTATGCGGACGACGTGACCGCATCGCGACGCGACCCGAGCCGTCGCGACGAGCTGGAAGGGCCGCGTAATGCACTCGACCCCGTCGCATCGGCCAGCCCTACCAAGTCGCGGCGGAGGAGGACGGCGCGGAACCCGGATCGCGATCGCACCGCGGCGACAGACCCTGTGCGACTCCTCGAAAATCTCCGAGCGTACAAGATGCGGCAGGGTCGCACCCGCCGCCTGGTGGCGGTCCCGGTCAGCTTCAATGCGAACCGAGCGAGCAAGGGCTTCCAGGCGCTCAACGACGCCGTGTACAACCAGAAGCCCACTCCGACCGGGTTTGTCGAGGTGCGCACCGCCAAGGATGCTTTTGACAAGCACTACCGTGCACTGCAGAGACCGTACAAAACTGCCAAGGAGTCGACAAAGGAGTTCGGTGCCAAGGTCCGCGATCACAGAGAAGCCCTCAATGCGATCGCCGCGGGGACGAACGGACTGCAGTGCCTGATCGAGCTGGGCGATGAGCTCGGGTGGACGATGCCCGCGGAGCGTGTGCGGGGAGACGCCCAGCAGCTATGCGACTTCTTCCTCGACCGGTACGAGGAGGACCCCCCCGACAGCACGGACAACCAAGAACGCTGGGACCTGGGCCCGCTCGGTGTAGAGAACGACGACGTGCGGATCGCGGGCCTGGAGCAGGAGATCGTGGACTCGATCACGCGCTTCAGCACTGACGCACAGTACAAGATGGGCCACGTGTGCCCGAGTGGCGACGTCGTGGCCTGGATCGAATCGAGCAAACAGCCACTGTACAAGGAGTACGTCGACCTTCACTTCAAGTGGGTGAACGACCAGTGGATGCGCTTCGCCACGGCGCTGCCCACCGAAGCGAACGCCATGAGACAGGCGTGGTCCGACGACAAGTACGTGGTCTACCGCCCGGCCGATGACACCGGGGTCGACGTGCTCGCAAAGTTCACCCACGAAGTGGAGAGGCCACGGGGACGGGTGGCCGGGACGGCCAGGTGGCATCGCCGCTGCCTGCGCGACGCTCTCGGCAACCCAGGGTTCCGCCCCGACAAGCGAGCGATCGAGGACTGCAAGAAGGTCCGCACCGATACGATGGACGTGGATGTCGAGAGAAATATTCGCGCACAGCCGTGCAAGGTCCGCCCAGGGCAGACGTGGCGCTTTGGCGGCGACATGACAGTCAGCGAGTACGTCGACAACTTCACGGACAGGGTCCGCAGTAAGAAGTATGCCTTTGCGGAGCGCACCAAGACCGATGCGCTCCGAGCAGTCGACCGGATCGACATTGCCATGCTCGAGCTACGCGAGTCGCTCGGCCACTTCAGTGCATGCAGCGCCGCCCGCGATGCGGCGGGTGGGGACGAGGGGCCCGAAGGCGAGCCCGCCGTCGAGACCGCAGTCGTCCCCGCGTGCTGCCGAATCCTGACGGAGGAGAACAGCAACGGGGAGCGGCGGCTCGCGCTGTTCACCATTCCGGGCGTCAGTCCCGACATGCAGACGTATATCTGGAGGCGCATCCACATCGAGGTCGTCGGGTACCAGACGGGCGCCACGAAGGAGGCGATCGACGACGTGGCACGGCGTTATCGGTGCAACGAGACGATCCGCGCCCTGCAAGACATCAACCCCGACATCTTACAGGCCTCCCAGCTCGCGGCAGCAGACCAAGCGGAGCGGAGGCGCTACGAAGAGGAGTTCGACGACATCTGGAAGGGGCGAACCCCATGGGGACCGGAGGGTACCGGCAGCTGGTTCATCTGGACCCCGCTGCTGGTCTCCGTGCTGCAGCGCATCGGTGTCGCCATCCCCCCGGTGCGCCGCCTCGCGGTGCCAGAGGGCTGTGTCAAGGCGTCGACGTGGGACGCGTGGGTCACCACACTCGTCGACAGTGCCGAGCAGTACGTGAGCGGCAGTCCCGATGCTGACGCCGCCAGGGGTGAACTGGAGCAAATCTACACCCGCGGCGTCAACACGGACAGTGTTGAGTCGTCGGCCATCCCGCTGAAGGTGACCGAGGCCGCGGTCGACGAGATGCTGCGCACGATCGGTTTCAGCGACAGGGGCGTCCTGCGAGAAATTGCCACGCTCGCCACGGCGCGGTCTATTCGGGTCGACCTGGACTACGCCCAGCCGGAGAGCGTCGCAGCGACGATCGACACGATACTCGGTGCCAACGCACGGACGACCCGTGCCGATATCATCAGCCAGAGTCGGTATGCCCAGTCGCTCGCCCTTGGCGATGCGGGAACGTCGCCCCTCGGGATGCACCCCGTCGTCTTTGTGGGCGACATTGTCCGAGATATGCAGGGCCCCCCCGTGTGCGATGTCTACGCACAGCCCATGCGCCTCAAAGAGCGGATCTTCGGGCCCGAGAATACTCGGTGCAACAATTCCCCGAATATTGAGCGCACATCCAACCTCGGCCTGGGCATGCTGTTCGAAGACGTGCTCGTCGAGTTCCGGAGCCTGCGGAACGACGTCGCTGAGAAGTTGCGGCGGCTCGGGCCGGAGGAACTCGGCGACTACATGCGGGAGAACCGCCAGATGCTGCAGGCCAATGCCACTTCGGCGGAGGGGAGCATCCGCCCCCTCCTACTGGCCATTCGCGACTATCACGGCGCATACATGGACCACTATAACGAGTTTCGACGGTCGAGCGCGCAGGAGACAGTGCCCATCTATGCGGGTGCGCGCAGCGGCGGGCTGGCG